AAATTAATTAGGCTTTGTTTTAAACAGTGGTCCATACCCTGCTTCTATCCACTTATGTTCTTGGTAATCCCAAACCATAAAGGATAATAAAGCAGGGTTAAATAATTTACCTTGTTGTACCCACTCTTTATAGTTCTTAGGTACTGGTAACCTATCGTGGTGTCTAGTCATACCTAAACATCCTCTTTTTTAATATCAAGAGCTTTATATTCTGCTAGTAGCTGTTCGTCATTTAGCTCCATTTCAAAATACAATCTTTCTATCTCTGCACGTTTAGCAGCTTTTAATTCTGCCTCGTGGTCGTATTTGTCGTTAGAGGTCATCTATACGACCTCCTCAATACGAATTAAAGATCTTTCAAGCTCTTCTATAGACTCACGTTCCTTTTCATCTATTGAATAAGAACTATGGTCTACTTGAAACTGTACTCTCCCTTCTACCTCTTCATTAATCCAATCTTCCATCTCATAAAAACAATCAAATGTTTTAATAGTAGGATTTGGATCTAATGAATCACAAGCATATGTAACCTTATAGGTTCTTTCCATAATTAATAATTAGTAACTGGGCAAAATTGTAGCTCCTCTGTAGCTCTACAGAGCTACGAAAGAACTACTAGAATCCTCTATTAAGAGAACCCTTTAAAAGGCCCGCAGGCCCTTTAAGGGATTGTCTAAAAGGTTTTTGAATGAACAACAAAATAATAAGTATCGTGATCCCATCCCATAGATAAAATATCTACGTTTGGATGAAAGCCTTTAAAATACTCTGTCTTTAATAGTTCCCTAGTAGCATTGGCGTAATTGTCAATGGCTTCTATTTCAGTATCCCAAGGAATAACTTTTGAATAAGTAGTATGAGCATCTTTCTTATAAAATGCTTTCACTCTTGGATCTAAGTAATCCGTAGGCCCTAAGAATTTAGTTTTAATTACTAAACCCTTAACCTTTATTTCGTCCATGATTCGAGTTTTCATAGTCTTAGAAAGGTTGACTCCAGTTTTCATATTGCCAGGATGTAATCTTGCCATCCTTACAAAGTGAATCGGTCCAGTTATTCCAGGCTTCTCTTTTAGCTACATAATCAAAACGGTTTTCTTTTAACCATTCTTGATGTAGTTCTTTAAAAGTCTCTAAGACTTCTTTCTTAGTAGTCATTTGTTTGATTGATTTCTGGGGCTTAGGATCTACTTGTGGTAGTCCTATACGTAGGATATATAAGGTGCGGGTATCGATAAAATAAAATAACAAATATTGAAACAAAACTTCACAATTGACCCATAAATACCTACAAACTGGATTATAAGTCCAGTAAAAACCTAGTTATATCAACTATTTACAAAGACTAACTACTAATTCTGCACAAAAAGTCTACATGTAAGGGGGGATTTTTATTTTTCTATATATGCGTAAACCCTTCAAATTTTTGTTCCAAAAAGTTTTTAGTAGTAACTATAAGGTTATCTATAAGGTAACTCTAAGATAACTTAAAGATTAACTATAAGGGACTATAAGAACCTCTATAAGACTGCCCAGA